TGTCACAATGTTTTCAATTCTGAATAATTGACTATTATAGCCTATCACATCACCCTCTTTGACTGTGGCTGTGCCGTCAAACCAAAACTCACCCTGTATATTAGCTTCTTCTCGGTAATTTATGCCTCTGTTAAGTTGTTCAACATTTCTGTAAAGACAAAGTAATGTACCTTGAGAAGTAAGCTGAAAATCACCATATCTATCTCTATCAACAGTGTAGTAAATACAGCTCTCTTTGAGGCGTAACTTTTTCATGGTTACATGTCCTCAAGCCATACTTCTTCTCGGCTTTGTATTACTCTAGTAAACATTGGGTCAGAGGCAAGCAAATCATCCATTCGCTTAATAACCATGTGACCCTCAACAGCTTCACGCTGGATTGGCTCAGCGTTTTGGTTGTTTTGTAGCCAAACACCACATAAATGATTAGTCAGTAAAACTATATCGTAAGGGTAACAACCATTAACATAATCATATTCAGTAAATAAAGCTGTGACCAGTGTGCTATTAACATCTGAGCCCCATTTTAGATCATTACCAGTAAACTCATTCATCTTCATTCTTAAAGATGTCTTAACCGGCAGATCATAAGGCTCAGCAGTATATTCAAGTGGTGTGCTGAATGTATAAAACACACTGAAGTCATAAGGGTTAATTGCTTGAACAAGCAAGATTTGTTGGCATGGTCTTATATTTATTTCTTGCCAGCCACCGGCTAGGTGTTTTTGTTGCCAGCCACAAGCAGCATTTGATGGATTATTTGGGTCAAAAGGTACATTTGTAGGCAAGTTTGAGAAAGTAGTGCCAAGAGTTCTATCAATCCAGCGTGACACAGCAGGAATAATATAAGCTAGATCGGTCAATTCATTAGTGGTCAGTGTTCTGTCTAGGTAAGCTTGAACTGCTGATGTTGTTGTATAATTATCATTTCCGTAATCCATTTGTGTTACCTTTCTCTTTTAATATCTTACCACAAGAAATACACTGCTGATAATCTTTGCCAGTAACATCAACATAAGCATGATTACCGGTAGAAATAAGCTCTTTACATTCATCAGGGTAGAGCATTGCAGAGTTATGTATTTTTTGCCTATCAAGCATAAGAGTTTTACTCCTAGTTAATAACAAACTTCCAAATAACAAATAAAACTACTATGGTTACTAAAACTATAAGTACAACTTTTGATGTATTCATAAGCTTATTATATCACTCTTCTAAAAGTGACACATGACCAAGTAGAATAAACTCTCTTTGCCGGCTAAGATTATCAATTAAAAGATTAGCTTCTTCCACTAATTGCTCATTTGGACCACCAGCAAGCTCTCCTAGCCTAGCAATTGTCAAAGTTAGTCTAGTTATAGGGTCTGTATTTTGATAGCCTTTCTGCACCCTTAAAATGTCTTGCATGAGGTGAAGATTAGTTAATGGTGGTATTTCAACTGCTCTGTGCAAATCTTTGTGGACCGGTATAGACATTCTTTGCACAAATCCACCCATAGTTCTAAGCTCTTTCTGAATTGGTGTGCCAGTTTTCCAAACATTTTTTGGGTATAAAACATGGTGCTCATTAACTTCAGAGCTTCTTAAAACTCTTTGGTCTTGATCAATGTACCATTTTATAGGAGTTACTTTGGATTGTTTGTCTTTATTCATCTAGGTCTCTAGTGTTGAGTGTTACCCAAGCTTTTAGATCATTCTCAATTGGTATTGGTGCTTTGACAACTCGGTAGCGTAAATCTACAAGTTGCTTAGCAACCTGAGTGAAATTGTCTATTGTTTGCCGGAACATATATATGCCTCTAACAGCAGTTGTCTCTTCATCAAGCTCTGTTACAAATAAATGATCTATCTGTGCATAAGGTGGGTGGTGCAGATAAACAGTGGTATTCTCCCAATTCAAATCATAGATGTCATCATCATATTCAAACTCAGCTATTGGCTGATCATTAGCATAGTAAAAGTTTAGTTTTTCACCCATAAGCATAAGTGTAATTAAAAAGACCGGCTCTCGCAAGACCGGTCTTAATAGTTTTTGTTTAGTTGTTACTAGGAGACTGTACCAGTACCAACAACCACAAACTTACTAGCGTTTCCAACAGGTAAGATGTGTAAGATACGGACTACAACTCTCATGGCTAGACCATCTTGAGTAGCAAGGTTGAAGCTTGCACTACTAGCGTCTGTAATAGTAGCTTCAGTTAGCATTGTCAAGGCAAGACCATTCTTGTTGTAGAAGTTTGTGTTTTTAAGACTTCCAAAGACTGCAAATCCGGCATTGCTACCAACCTGTGCAGATGTAGGCAAAATCCTACAGAAGTGAACAGGTGTACCCCAAGGGGTTGTAGGCTCATTTGGATTTGGTCTCCAACCAGCCATCATACTATCGGCAAGGTAAGTACCAGCAGTTGAAGCTTTGATCTGAGCAAGAGCATAGTAGGTTTGCTTTCGCATGTACCAAGCAAAGTCAGAAGTATCAAGAGCGTCTTCCAGTTTACCCTCAGCTTGTAGTAAGTCATCCCAAACAATTGTGCTTCCAGTTGAGCCACTAATTAGAGGTTGGGTGATAATACCACTTGAGTGCAAAATACCATTGGTTGGGTCAGTAAATACCTGAGTATCACTTACCAAACCATAAGCACGAGAGATTTCATTTGTAACAATGTTCCAATAATCAACAATGCTATCTTCGGTAAGTTCAGTAGTTGCAGGAATTATGGCAGCATATTTGATTAAGTTTGTTTGCTTTCGGTTGAAAGCTAGTTTAGTACCACTAATTGCACCGGCTTCAGCAACGTTAGTAAACTGAATTGTGCCTGTTAGACTTAGAGCATATACAGCAGTTCGGTCAGTTGATTGAACATTACCATCAGCAAAGATTACTCCATACTTAGGTAGGTTGTCATAAACAGTTGTATTGAACTCAGGGTCAGGAACAAGAGCACCACCATCAGCAGAAATAGCGTCATTGGCATAACCAGCCTTTTCAGCTAAGTCACTAAACCTAGCGTCTTTATATGCCTTAAGAGCATACAATTCACCAGAAAACTCATTAAGAGCTTTGATAGCTTCTTGATCTTTGTTCATTAAAGCTTTTATACCCAAGAAAAAACGCTTTTCCTTAGACATAGAGGCAAATGGACTTTTAACAACAGCTTCAAACTCTTTAGCCAAGTCATCATCACCATCAAAATATCGCTTAACAATTTGCTTTTCAACAGCACCAGATAAGCTCTTATCAATAAGACCTTTTTCAGTAGCTTCCTCTTCCTCTTCCTTGTTTGCACCTAAGTCTTTTTTAGCAGGTAGGTCAAACTCAGCAATAACTGCCTTTGCAGCTTCAGTAGCAGCACTTTTTGCAGTTTCTAGCATTGAAGTCTTAAACTCTTCGCTTTCAATGACACTTTTAGTAATGTCTTTTTGCAAATCTTCCGTTATTTCAATTTCAGTATCTTCTTTACTCATAATAAACCTATTCTTTCTTGGCTCTTGTGAGCCTTATTATTTGATGGCTGGTCTCCATTGTTTTACCAGCAGTTTTTCGTATTGTGAGAATTATCTTCTCGCTTTCAGAGATTTCCTTTTCGCTTGTCTTGTCTGCAACTGCTTGCTCAAGTATAGCCGTAAGGGTTTTCAATGATTTAATATGGACTAACAATTCTTCATTGTCAAGATTTTTCTGTAATTTCTCGGCAGTTGTACCTTGCACAAAGTCATGGAACTCTTTAGAGACTTCTTCAACACTCTTGCCGGTAGCTTTTTCAAAGCCGGCAGTAATTAAGGCATTTGGATTAGCTGGTACAGGAACAACTGAAAACTCAACCATTTCCATTTGTTGGATTTGGGTATAGCTGTCATCCCATTGTTTGACAATCCCACCAATTGATACTGCATTAAGATAGCCACCTTTTATCATGGCAGCAACAGTAGCAGCAAAAGGGTACTCAGCAATCGCTAGTTGAAATTGTGCAGTAATCTTATTCTTAAAACTTGTGATCTTGGTAGCTTTACCAATCGGCAAGCCTTGATAATCATGACCATATAGAACTACAGGATTTTGCATAAATGTATCGGTATCAACACCTTGACTATCAATACTTTCACCCATTCTATCAACATCTGAGGTTGAGACTGTGGCACTAAAAGCACCATTACCTAAGTCTTTGACAGAGTTAGGCTCAAAGTTACACAATACATCAACACGCTCACCAATTTCTCGCTTTACAATTTTATTGTCTTCGTTTTCTTCACTCATTTTTATATTCTCCTATTAAAAAAGCTCATACAACAAATAACTATATTTACAGTTATCTGCCCTAGTGAGCTTATAGCCCTAGTGAGCTTATGTTTTAATAGTATGTTATTCAGGCTTGGCTGTCAATAACTGTTTATAAGAAGTTAGCTTAATTATATTTATGGTCTTGCATTTGGAGTTTTGGCACATTATCTCTAATTCACCAAAGCTCATCTTGCATAGTAACCGGTTACAATTTTTACAGTGGATTTCTTTCATGTGAAAACCTAATTTCTGTAGCTGTGAGTACCAGAAGCATAAAGACTTGTAACACTGGTAGCACAAGTTAATGTCCATGCAGTATTTTGGCTAGTTGCCTGAAGATCAGTAGTATCAAGAACTACAGAGCCATTTGCCGGTACTTCATACTCATAAGAGTTTGTGCCATCAGATAAAGTCACTAATGTTGCTGTTGCTGAACTGTTTGCTAAAAACAAACTTGTTATATCTACATACCTGCCAACTATTGCTGCTATTAAAGTTTTTGCTGCTGTTGAGGCTGAGATTGTTAGATTAAACTGATTTAATGCTGTTTGAATATTACCCATTTTTTATTCTCCTGTTATTTATTCTGTCTCTGGTATTATAGTACAACTACAATTTGGGTGCAAAGGTGGAGTGTCCACATCACCATAATCTGCTTGATAACTGTCTGTAGAGCCATCATCTTGAGTGACATCCACGCTGTCACCTTGAGCAACAAAGCTGTCTTCAAGACCAACTGTCGTACCATCTAAGTCTGCACAGTATTCACAAGCGTCAGGGTTTGCAAACCAAGTCATAGCAATTACAACCGGATTTTGTTGATAAGCGTCAAGTGTTGCACCATTGCTTGCAGATTGAGCCTCAGTTCTAGCAACTGTGTCTGATCGGTAGCCTTGAGCAGTATCATAAACTTGTGACACTCTAGCAGATAAGTCACTTATGCTTTCACCGGCAGTTACACCCTCACTTAAAGTAGCATTTAATTGATCAACTGTTTCAGCGTCAAAGTTTTGGCTCATTTTCTTGGTTGAGGCTGTAATAGCAGCTTTCAATGATTGACTAACTTGATATGTACTATCGGTTGCACCTGAAAACTCAATAGCAAGCTGTCCTTGTTCTAGTGTAAGTGCAGTTAATACCGGCAATAAAGCAGCACTAAAATTAGCGTCTTCATCACTCATGTTGAGCAATGTGTCTGCAAGTGCTTTGCCGGCAAGATGTTGGATGTTACCAAGTACAGTTTGTTTCTGAACAGATAATACAGAATTAAAAGCTTGCTTATATTTTCTAGCATAAGCAGTAGCATTTCTCTCAATTGTTAATCTCTGAGCTTCTTTTTGAGCAGTTGAGTAGTTAAGTGATTTAACTACTTTTTTTTTTGACTTCACAAGCCTAATCTTCAAAGATTTGTCACTGTCATCATCATTATCGTCTTCAGAATTGCTGTCATTATCGTTATCATTGTCAGGGTCATCTTTTGGCTTTTGAGCTTGAGTTTCTGCTAAAGTTTGAGCTGCCTCTGCTGCTGCTTGGTCTTTTTTGGCTTGCTCTTCAGGGTCAATAAGTGGTATTTGCTGAATAGTAGTAAACAGTTGTTGAGCACCATCAATTAAAGTATTTGCAAGATCAGGGTCTTTGTCTCGGATTTCTTGCCTTGTAACCCACCTATCAACACCTTGATTATAGTAATCTAGTAAGTAAACTTTGTCCTCAGGTATGATATTTCTGTGAGAAACTTGATTAACTTGCTTGGGGTAATAATCCTGTAAACAGCTTTCAATAAAATCATCAAGTCTGTCTAATTTGTTATCAACAGTCCACTTGGCAAATATATATTCTAATGTTTCAACAGAAGCTCTACCAAGTCCTTGATCACTTTCCATGCCAAACAAACCTTTTGGTATTCGGAACATCATAAGTATCTGATCAACTGTGGTCTGTTTTAGATCGGTCAAGTTCATATCACCAATGCTTGAACTAACCGGTGTAAATGTAACCTGACTATTTCTAACCAAAGCTACTTTGCCGGCATTTGCCACACCCTGATAACGCTCACGCCATTGTCTAACAAACTTGTTCCAATTTTCTCTAGTTAGTTTGCCATCAATAGATAAAATGCCTGACATTGCTGCATTGTTTCTGAAATAATTTCTAGTAAATCTTGATACTTCTTCTTCTGTTTGAATATAATCTACTGCTGCTTCAACAGTTGAATAACCACGATAAGGGTTTTTAGGGTTGAATGTCATGAAGTGTTTGATTTCTTCAACAGTAAAAGGTATTCGCTTGCCACCACCAACATTGTAGTTGTAGCCCATGACTTCACCGGTTTGTTTGTCTAAAACAATACCCATTTTGTCAGGTCTAAGCAGATAGATTTGTTTTACTCCACCCTTAAAGCCAGTAATTGAGCCACCAACCATGTACCAAAAGAACTCACCAAACTGCTCAACAAAGCTTGCAGAGCCCTCAAATAGCTGATAAAAAGTCAAATCAGGATTTGGGTTATTTAATACATCCCAAAATGGATGATTATTAACTACTACTTGCTTACCTTGTGCACTTAATGTGTATGGGTAAGGAATATATTGACCGGCTACTGCTTCAGCCAAAGTGTTAATACAGCGATATGCAACACCAGAATACATGCCAAGTAATGCAATGTCTTTTATCGGACCTTGAAATTGATCTACATAAGAATAATCGTCACTCGGACCATAACCAAAAAGTCTTTTTGCAACTGCTAATTTTACGATTTGTCCTATTTTGAGTGCCATGTGTGTTTAACCTCTGATTTAGATTATATCATCTTCTTCATCATCAACAATGGTGCTTGTGTTTATCATTGTCAAGGCTAGAGCGTCTGCTGTGTCTGGACTTGCAATACCACGTTTTGAAAGTTCTTCTTTGCTTTCCATTTGCACCTTAGAGCTTGTGTTCTCTTTGTAGTTTATCTCTTTTAGTTCCAAAAAGCCATCATCCTTAACCAATTTGCCATTGTCTGAAATAATCCACTTTCTAAGCCTCATAAATAGCTCTGCTTTGGCATTTGCATAGCGAGTGGTATTTTCTGCTTTCTGACCAAACAAAACAGTTTCTACAGCATAACCCTTACGCTCTAAGCCATCTGCAACACCAGCACCAACACCACCACCATCAACAGCAGTTCGGTAATCACCAACATCATACTCTTCAATGATTTTAATAGCGTCAGCAATTATATCTTCTGTGACATTACCACTGTCTTTGTATTGTTTTTTAAGAACAACTTTTGCAAAGCCGGTTAATGGGTAGCGTAAAACCATAAGAGTTGAGTTTGCACCACCATGACTAGGGTCAATGCCAAGTAATGGCTTGTCAATTACATCACCATTGTCTTTATGTCCAATTGGCAGCTCATTGTCTATAAAAGCATTGTCAATATGTGATGAGGCAAGTAATGATCGGTAGCCCTCTGGTGCTTTTTCGTCATCAGGGAAGTGGCACTCATAAAGCACATCAAACATTTCTTCGTCTTTCATTTCATCAACATAGTCTTGAGTATATCTACCCTCTTTAAGTGCCATGTAAACATCAAGAAATACTTTGACATATCGCTTGCCTACCCACATTCGCTTGAAGTGATTGCCAAAGAATGGGTTGCCAATCTCAAGTATAAAGTTATTTTTTGTACCACCAGCCATTCTCTTGATCATGGCATAAACTTTGTTCGGTAAAATAGCACTCTCATCAATGATTAAATTAGGTGCACCAAAACCGGTCAAAGCTTTTTCAACTTTTTTCATGTTGTTAGCGTCAGCAGTATAAACTCTGATTTCACCAGCACCTTTGAAAGTAATTCTAGTTTTAGATCGCTCTTGTAGCAGTTTTTCTTTTGTGCCATTGTAATCAAGCTTTTTAATCAGCCACTTATCATCAAATATATGCTCAATGATATAATCCATGATAATTCTGCCTTTTTCTTCAGTAGGTGCAATGATAGCCCACTTTTCTTTATGAGTTGATACTCTCATCAATATACCAATGGCTACAGCAAGCGATTTGCCATACTGTGTAGGAAGTATCAGGATTATTCTTGCATAAGCTCTGAAAGCAATACAGTAAACAATTAAAACTTGTGTATAAGTGAATATAGAGCCAAAAGTTCTACCCTCAGCGTCAGTAAAGACATTGAGTAAACCCCTAATCCTCTTGACTAGACTGTTCGGTAGTTTCTTCGCTGTCGTTTGGTAGGTTATCTGGTTCGTTGTTTGGGTCATCTAAAAAGTCCTTAATTTTATCTTCAAGCCTTTGATCACTTGAACTAACAGCAAGCTCACTTCTGTCTTGCCAACCAAAGTTTTTTAGTGCAAAGATTGCACCGGTGCTGCCTGTTGTTTGTAGGATTTCTTCATATTCTAGCTCTATAAATGTCCTTGCCTTTTTTATAGTGTAAGAAAACTCGTCTTTTTCTTCATAGTCATAAAATGATTGCCGGCTGTCAAAACCTAAGTACAAACACAGTCCAGTAATTGTAGGTATTGGTATTTCTACCACATGCTTGTCTTCACCTTTGCCAACAACAATTTGTCGCTTTTTCATACCACCTATAAAGTAACCTGCAATTTGTTCTTGCATTTCTTCTGGTGTCTTAAAGACAGGTGGTCTGCCACCAAAACTTACTCTATTAAGATCATCAACTTCTTTACTCATAGTCTTATTTTACACCCCAATCAACCAAGTGAGCTAATACTGCCCAGCCTTGTTGGTTATCATCACCCTGAAATTGATCATCACAGAAATGGTAAATGCTTGCAGATAAATAGCCCTCTTTATCAATAGTAGTGTCTTTTGGCAAATCAAAGAACTTAAAGCATTTTGGACATCTGATTTGTGGCTTACGTCTTCTAACACGCCAGTTGATAACTGTTTCTTCGTCATCAGTACCTTTGTCAAATACAAAGTTTTCAATATCTGTGTAGTTCATTTGTTGGTTGTCCTAATCCATGCCGGCTCTTTTGCTTTATAAAAGTGCTCAACATATAAATTATCATTTGGGGTAATTATTATATCACCATCTTTATGACCACAGGGCTGTGACCAATCAACAATGTTTACAAATCCCTCTCGTCTTAACCATAAGCCATAATTTACATCCGGTCCGTAAGGCTCAATAACATCTGTATTGTAATTGTGTTTGATATAAAGCTCTTTTGGTGTGAGATAACAATAAAAGCCAGTAGCGTCACATTCCTGATAACCCTTACTTGGCAATTCAGTCCAGCACTCAGTAGGATTATCTATATTGTCAAAGTTCCATATTCCAATGATCTTGTTATGCCATCTGCCGGCAGCGTAAGCACTTACCAAACCTATTGGCTTATCAAGAGTGGCAAAGCTATTAAATGGCTCTAGTAATCGCTGAACACAAAGGTTGGTAAAAATAGTGTCATCTTCCAAGCCTAAAACATATTCACCATCAAGTGCTGAAATAATGTCTTTGCTCTGATTGTGGATTTCTGCAATTCGCTCTCTTCTGATTGGGATGTTAATTGGGTTTACATGGTGCTCATAATTTTTAATGATTATAAACTTGCGATATTTTGTTCTATTCATTTCTTCCATAATGCGAGTGTAGATTTTTATGCCATCTTGCTCACCGGTATCTTTATTTTCACCAATGTCAATAATTAAAGCTAGGTTTGTATTCTCTGCTTTTAAGTCAGTTGAGGCTAGATCATCAAAGAAGCGTCTGACATTCTCAGGTCTAGTGAAAGGGCAAAAGACAGTGATTGGGGGCATTACAATAACTCTCCTTGTAACTTAATGGGATTGAGTGCAGCATTTAATATGTGCAAACCAAGTTCAGGCTCAACACAATTATTTAATAGAGTACGCTTGTCACCAATACCGGCATATAGATTTAAGATTTCCATATCTTCAGCCTCTTCAAAAACTTTCGCCAGCGACAATATAGAATAAACTCTATTTGAGCCCAAGCTGAATTAAACATAATTGGGTATGCACCCTCTGACTTATCAAGCTTTTCAAGCTCTATAAGTTTGTTATACATTTGTCTAACTGTTGGCATTGTGGGTTGCCTTTCCATAATCAGGTGAATTGGGTACTATCGGTTTAGGTCTCCAAACACCATCATTGTCTTTTGGGGTGATTGGTTTATCAGGTTTGGTAACTACTATTGGTCTTTGCTCTGGTGTTAGCTTAGAGGCTGCCCTGAGCTTGGTTTCTATTAACTTATTAAGCTCATCAACATCAATATCACCTAATTTATAAAGCTTGGGTAAATTGACACCAGCTCTTCTAAGTCTGCTTATTCTATGAGAGACATTTGCCACACTATCATCTAGTTTTTTGCATAGATCGCTCAAAGTACCATTCTCACAGTAAACCTCAAGAAAAGCTGTTACAAACTCTCTTTGATTTTTTCTAGTTTTTATATTTGACATAATGCCTCTAAAACTTTCTCATAATTAGGTTTCATGGTTTGCCAGCTAATTTTGTCAGCTAGACTGTCAGCAATATGGCTCTGATATAACATGTCTGAATTACTTAGTGACTTAAACCACCTCATTTTAAGCATAAGTGCAGCAGGGTCAGCTTCATAAACCGGTAACTTAAATCTTGGTGCAAACTCAATATCTGTCTCTACAGCCCCAACAAGCCACTCACCAGGTAGAAAATCACTGTTAGGTGGTATCTTTGTCATGATGACCGGCATACCGGCTGCAAGAGCTTCATTCATAGGCAAGCAGTTGCCACCATATTTTCTAGGCAAAACTAAAACTGAGCCTTTTTTGTAAATGTCTGTGTAATCAACTACATTGTACCGGACATCAACACTTGGGTATTCTTGGTGGATTTCACTCTCTAACGTTTTGTCTTGAGTATAAACAATGCCTCTTAGATCGCCCTCAGCTAATTGCAGGGCATTGAGAAAAGTATAAGTACCATTTCTGTCATGGCTTGCAGGTCTGCCGGCAATGTGAACAAATGTCAAAGCACTATCAATATGTCTTAGCTTAATCTTGTCTCGGTTTACTGGACAATGCAAATAAACATGAGCAATTTCTTTCTTCTTACAAAACTCATCAACTTCAGCATAATGCCAGCTACTAGGTGCAATAAACATGTCCGGTGGATTGTTGGCATAAATTGAGCCATCATACCAATCAAAAAACTCATAATTGTATTGAACTGCTGTTTTGACACCCATATCTCTAGCAATTCTATAAAAGTCCATGTTGTAGGCACTCTCGGCTATGAAGACAACATCCAAGCCGGTTAAGAAGTTTCTCATATCACTTTCATTTGGGAAGCCTTGAATGATCTCTCGGAGTTCAGGGTATCGCTCAGGGTATTGTTTTAAGCGTCTCTCAGGATTGGGCTCAATCATTGAAATATCTACCACAAATGTTTTGTCTGGTTTCATGTGGTTGTAAAACTCCCAAGTCTGCATACCAAGACCGGAGTTGTCCATTCTAGCACCCCATAATCCTAATTTCATGGAGTAGCCTTTCTGATAATTATTTCATAACCTAAAACTTCTAAAGATTTTAATACAGACAATAAACTAATGTCTTTATATAGCTGTGGGTGTTGTAGTCCGGCTTCAGCCTGTACCTTATTCTTAGCTTTACCAGATTTTAATATAAGGTTATCTAGTAACTCCTCATAAGTCATTTTACCCAATGGGCTTTCTATAACAGGTTTATTGTGTATATCAAATGTTAATTTCATTTTTTATCTCTCACCTCTGTTATTACAATTTTGCCCTTAACAAGTATAGCGACATGGACCTTTGCCCCAATTTCTGTAAATACTTCTATTAATTTTTCTTTAATTTTTACTGCTTCTTCTCTTGACATAGCAACTTCACTTTCAAAGCTAACAAGATAATTCTTGGTAGGGTCTATTTCAAATGCCTTAGCTTTAGATATTTCTATTTTCATATAATTTTCTCCAACAAACTAACTGCCTCTTCATTGGCTGATAATAATTCTTTGCTACTTGTGTCTCGCTTCCAGCCCAAAAAGTATAGCTTGCCAATAATTACATGCAACATTTCATGTTTGGCAGTCTGCATAAGATGTAAGTTAATGCCACCAGCAATATCAATATCGCTTTTATCATATTCATCTGCCAGCGTGATAGTGGCTACATATTGATCGTCAGTGTTATTGTTTGCATAAGAATGTATTTTTTTAAGCCTGAAATATAAGGTCCAGTGGTTAAGCCCAAACTCTTGCTGATAAGCTTTGCAGTAGTTTTGGAATAATAGGAATTGTTTTTGAGTAACTTTCATTTCAATAACTCCTTTAGCTTGCTTAATAACTTTGGGTCATCCATGATAGGCAATTCAGTATCTAAACTATCAATAAAAAAGGTAAACTCCATACCTGTTTCACTAGGACACTCTTGAATGACATTTATTACTTTGGTTATGTAGTTATGACTAGGTGTGCTCACTTAAAACCTCATTTCATACTTAGGGTCATCTTCTCTACCATCAATGGTCTCAGATCGCTTCATATCACCCTCAGGTGCATAAATCCATATCTTCCACAAGTTCCAGCCAACAATACCATTGTCTTGATAGGCACTAATTGGTTTGCCATGTACAACGTCTTCAATAAATGTCCGGCTTTCATCAGTAAAGTACCGGTCAATAATATCTTTGTAAAAAGCTGTGTTGGCTAAAAATGGTCTTTGAGAGTATTGGATTGTTTTAATCATAGGTATGCCATGAATATACTCACGCTCACCAAGCATTAGTGGCAAATGTTCAACAGGGAATACTGCCTCAAAGTGAAATCGGATTATGTTAGCTGTGCCCTCTTCAATAATATCTACTAATTCACCCCATTCATAAGGTGGGTATTGGGTCTCAGTAGATTTAGAGGTTATAACCATATCATGCTCAACAAATAGAATGGTTGGTGTTTTGACCATTGTAAGTAATTTCTTGGTCATCATAGCTTGGTGCATGTGCTCTTCAAAGACAACCGGTAATACGTTTGTCCATACATGCAAACAATTCCAAAGTAATCTTTTGGTAAACTCCTGATAATCAGGCTTCCGGTCAAGCTGCTCTTCTCTAACTCCATCAACACCGATTAGTATTTCAGCTTCCGGCAATACAGTTCTTATGCTTGCAATACACTCATCAATTTTTCTGGTGTCAGGATTTGATGGTATTGGGCTAGTGAGCACAATCACTGTAATTTTCTCTTGTGCAGTTAATTCTTTTTTGTAACCGGTTAATTTGTCAAGGTCAGCTACCAGATCATAAGCATATTGTTTCTTTTTGCCAATCCACCATGATACAGCTCTGTTGATATAAGTATGCCAATCTTCAAGTATGCCCTGACAATAGCCATTTAAGCTCTCCCAATCATCTTTAATAATCGGTACTGGTGGCTCAGCACCAAACAACTTAGACCAATAATCAGGTACACTGTCATAAATTGTCTTAGTGTCTAGTATTGGTAATGCCATAGCTTCAAGTGCTTCATAGTTTCTGAAAGTGTCAGGTGTGTTTGGACCGGATGGACAAGGAACAATTTTAGCACTAGCCATTTTCTCATAGTAAGTATGGTAATCGTCATAGCCCTGAGTGAAGCCTTTGCTTTCAAGATACTCAACCTTAACTTTAGTTTCTGTATCAATGTGCTTGAGGGCTTTCATGGCTTGCTCTCGTCTTTCATGGGTGACTTGACCACCAAAATAAACATCTATTGGCTTATCTTGAGCAAGCTGAGCATAATCAACAATACATTCTGATTGTGGTGCATAGCCATCACCAAACAGCCGGTCAATAGCCTTGAACTTTGTTCGTTTCATGTGAGGTGTGGTGTAGTAAACAACCATATTAGGGTGTTTTATTTTCTCAATTGGGAACTCAGCCTCTTCATTACCACTACCAACATAGAGTACATATTTGTAATGCTTTATCTTGTCATTAAGCCAATCAACTTTATCAACATAGTATTTTTGGGGCACAACCAGAATAATGCCCTCAGCTTCTTTTGGTAGCTCAGAGAAATCTTTGTGGTGCTTGAACTCATAACTACCATTTGGTAGCCACATTTTATTATTGAATAACAGCTCAAAAGTGTACTCATCCCACTGATTATCTGGTGGCAGCCATACAACATGTATCATAATAGCTCTCTCAATCCATCTTCTAATGTTGCTGCCACTAAAGTAGTTGGCACATTATCTTGGTCAGAATTATAGCTCATCAAGTAATTAGGTCTGATGGTGTCAGCTTCTATGAACTCACAAGATAGTTTCTTGCCAAGTAGTTTTGCAATAGCTTGAGCCATCTGTAAATTGTTCACTTCATTACCACCATAAACACCTAGCTCATGATAACTCTGATAGTATTCATGGTTTTGCAGTAGATATAAAATTGCTGCACCAACATTCTTGACATTGTTATATTTTCTTTTGCCAAACTCGCCATTAACAGTATAGATAGTTACCGGCTCACCGGCTTTTATTTGCTTAATGACTTTAGGTATAAACTTATCTTGTCCTTGACCTTTGCCAATCAAGTTAGTTGAATGAATAACAACAACCGGCAAGCCATAAGTCCGGCTATAAGCTAGAGCAATATCTTCCTGAGCTTTCTTACTAGCAGCATAAGGATTGGTAATTTCTTGTGTCTCAACAGTTGAGAATTGCACAAATAACTTCGGTGGGTTTAGCCTAGCTATTTCAAGAAGTGATGTCATGAGAGAGACATTATTATCTATAACTGCTTGAGGGTCTTGTATAGATTGCTCAACACTTGAATTGGATGCAAAATTAACAATATAATCAAACTTGCCACCCATATCTTCAGTGATATGACCATCAGGACAAACAAGATTATAGTCTGATTTTTCGCTTAAATACTCCCAAACATTTGAGCCAACAAAACCTTTTGCACCGGTTAATAAGACTGTCTCTTTCATAAATTGCCCCCTATAAAATTAACATGTGGGAAGAACTTAATATCATTTGCAGGGTCATCAAATGGTGTGTCATAACTGCCAAGTTTCCATGCACTAGGATGTCTGCCCCATTTTGTAACAAAGTACATTATCTTTGGGTCAGCCGGCTCAACAACGCCAGCAAACTTAACACCATGAGCCATACCCATATCTGTAACTCCAAGCTCAACCTTATCCCAAACAGCATTTTCTTGGTTATAAGCTTTCTGTATTCTTAATGACCAGTCAAGATCACTGAAATATATCGGTAAGTTTTCATCAAATCTACCAACCTTATCAAATAAGCGTCTATTAAAAGCTATCAAATGCCAGCCAAAGACATTGTTTGCTTCAACAACATCATCAGTGGCAGCACGTTTTTCAAGCTCTGCAATAAAATCATCACCACCATTTGTAAATCTAATTGCTGCACTTAGTAAGATTAGCCAGTCAGCATTATCTTCATATAGCTTATCAATACCTAAGTTCCAAGCTGGTGTAACTCCAATATTGTTTTGAGTGTTATCAATTAGTAAGACATTCTGCTTAAGAGCGTCAGACATACTTGCAATGCAATCATCAGTATATGGCTTAAAAATGCTAGGCAAGACAATTACATATTTCATTTTTTGCCCTTTCTAATGAACACCATTTGCTCATAGACATGAAGCTCAGAATTGTATCTATTCTGTATTGTGTTAAGTAATTCAGTATAAATCTTTGTTGTTGCCGGTGAGCCTGAGTAAGAGCCCCCCCATTCTTCATGAAATTGGGTCTCAAGGTCTTCAATAATATACCAGCCACCAATTTTTAGTTTTGACCATAGTAAATCAAAGCTTTTTATTATATCGGTTGATTGGTGTGAGCCATCATCTATAATTACATCAAAAGAAGTGTATGGCATTTCAAACTGCTCTGTAGCGTCACCATGAATAATCTTAAAGCCCTCTTCTGGTATGTCTTTGACATCAGGGTTATTGTCTATACCAACTATCTGAGCATTTATAGCCCAATCATGCCACATTCTTAATGAAGCACCGGTTGCAATACCGATCTCTAATAGTGTGAATTGGCTATCACAGTCCGGTAAATGCTGCTCATAATGTGGTAAATAGCCATGCTCAACTTTATCAGTACCATGTATTCTGCCAATTTCTTCTAATGTCATAAGCCTAACTCCTGAAATATAGTTTGCCACCTGTGAGAATAAGTATAATTATGCTTCACTCTATTAAAGCCATTTTTCTTAATAGTTTCTCTGAGTAGGTTATTGTTAATATATAAATCTATGTTCTTTTTAAGACCTTGAAAATCACCAAACCTGAATGTTGCTAATTCAGTCTGATAATCAAACTCTGTCTCAAGACCTTTTATTTGTGGCATGAGTAGAAATCCACCTCTTCCAATTGTTTCATAAACTCGGTCTGACCAGTAATCAGGGTAGTCAAAATTAAGACATAGGCTATCACCAACAACTACTTTAGTATTGGCATACAGCTGGTTGAGCTCACTTCCTCTGACAATCTTAATGCCATCACCACCATAATGCTTAAATCGCTCACCATAAGTTTCAGCCAGCCAATCTACAAGCTGTGGTCTCCATTGCCACTCAGGATGATAACCTCTTGAGCCTACAAATATAACATCATTCAGTGGCTCTTGGTTGGGCTCTATTGTGTAACATTCATCATCAAACACACCAGCTCTTAAATAGTGACCTTTGACTTCGGTATTTTCATTAAACCATTCAGCCATCAATCTATCTACAGTAAAGAAATGCCCTATGTGTTTATAAAATGGGTCATTGTCTAAATCTTTTTGCCTGTTGATACCAAACCATAGATCAAGATGATAAGTCATTGTAGGTATGTTGTTGTTTTTTAGGTTGTCTAATATATCAACCATTGACATTGTGCCGGCAGTATTCCAGCCATGAGTATGCACCCAAACAAATAGATCAGCAGTCAAAGCCCATTCAAGTACAACTTCAGATGTGACAGTACCCTCTTGCAGCCTCATGACTGTATGACCCATGCTTTCTAGCGTTTTAGCATGATGGCTCTCACTAGAAAAATCCACCTGAAAGTTACCCAAAAAGCATATCTTCATGCCAGTATGACCTGCACTAGATAATTAAAGTATTCTTTGAATGGATTAAAGCGATAGTGATTAACAGCTTTATCAAGCTTTTTTTCTTGCTTTTCTAAAAACTTCATTGTAATTACTTTTTTAGGTGCTTTGTATTTTAGGTCATCAGGAGTTAATAAATAAGGTGCTATTCCATTTTTGTCAGTCATCATTGTTGCCCTCTGGTGTTATATATTGTTACTTATTATTATACTTGTGTTAATTCTGAAAATCAAGGGGCTGTGATGACTCAGCCCCAATTACTATAATACCCTATAAATAGGCAGCATAAGCACCATCATTATATGTAGTCCAAGCTTGCCAGCCTTGAGTTAGGTATTTGTGATAGTAAGCATAGGCTATATTCTCTGCCGGATTGAGTATATCAATGTCATGAAGTTGCATTAAGCCAAAATCTGAAGTTGGGCTTATTGCATTTGGATTACCGGAACTTTCAGCTTGGCAGATAGCAATAGCTGTGTTTACATTCCAACTATATTGCTCAAAATAACTAGCATAACTGTCACAAGTAAAGCTTGCCAGCACAATTTGAGGTGGCGTTGAGACAACAGGAGTGGGTGTTTTTACGACAGGGGTAGAAAGTGGCGTTGAAATTACAGGTACTTTTTTAATAATACCCTTACTAGCAACAGGTTTGAAAGACAAATGGATGAGTGGCTTTGCAGATCGGTGTGACAGTGGAATTGCCAGTAGTAAACTAATGATCGCAAAAGCAACTATTGCTTTATATTTCATAGATAACCTGACTATATTACCACAATCTTTTTGGCAAATATAGACTTGCTAATTAAGCGTGATGTGTTGTTGTTCATCCATCTTTTCCAAACCCTGTATTCAGTCTTTGGCTCTGGTTTAATGTCCATATATTTCATAAGTAATAACCTGACCTTTCTATTTCATTTTGTATTGATAGTAACCACTCTTTATTTGTTGCTAGTGGCAATTCACAGCCGGCTTCTTTTGAGACTGTCATGAAAGTATTTATGCTGTTTGCCATTTCTCTTTTATCAAGAGCAGCACTAGACTTGATAAAAACTCTACCTTTTTTCTGGTAATAGTAAATTGGTCTATTGACTTGCTTATAGATCAGCTTTGCCTCTTCAAGTGTATAGCCAAAATGTAAGCCAAAAGCTGCCAAGATTAAATGCAGGTAACTATTCTGAGAAATTGTCCTATTCATTCTGATTTCTTTAATATCTACTCGGATTTTTTTCTTGGCTAGATAAGTTACTCGGCTTCTTGCAGCAACTAATTCTTTTGGTATTGCTAGGTTGTAGTTCATGGTTTGTGCCTTTTAGTTCTAGTCAGAGCAAACTTTTTCCAATCTTTCTCACATTTTCTGATTTTTTCTAAGGCTTCTTCTTTTGAATAGTTTTCTACTAGGTGAGCAGATAATTCAAAGGCAGCCCATCTTCCACCGGCAGAACTAGAAGCAGATACATTGTCTATGTGTTTATTCATTGCCCTTTCAATGCCCTCAGGGTCTTTACGCCACTGCATTAGCAACTCATGTACTATTTTGCTCATGATTGCAGCTTCCTAGCCATATTAGCTTGTATTCTCTTATTAGCCATTACTTCAATTTCTCGGTAGGCTTCATCAGCGTCTTCAAGATCAGGATTGTAAAGTACCAATCTTGCAACCGGTAACTCACTAATCATCATATTGAATTGTAACTGAGACATAATCTTAAAAGGTATTGAGGTAATGTTTCTTATTTCAGAATGTCTTTTACCAAAACATTTGACTTCAATCAGGCACTCTATGCTTCTATCAATGCCATCAGGTGAACAGCCGGCATTTGGGTAAAAACTGTTCTTGACCATACCAACTATTTCAACCTTGACATCATGTAAAGCCTCATAGATTTCAATAGCTTGTTTTTCTAGTATCAACCCACGCTCAGTATAGTAGTTGCCCTTAAATTGGCTGTAATTAGCTTTCAGGGCATGATCTAAGCCATGTACTAGCAAATCATCAGCAATTGAGCCGGTCACTATATCTTGACGCTCTTTATGCCACTGTGGAGTGCCTTGTTTGACTTCAAGTATTGTAATCATTACTTAGCCTTTTTAGCTTTGATGATCTCAGCCATTTTTTCAGGGCTTGCTTTTACAATATCATCAAGTCCAATAACTTCATTATCTTTTTCTTCAAGTGCTGTGGTAAGGTCATTAAAGTGTCTTTTGCAAGCTCTCTTAATGACTGACTTTAGCCAAAACTCACTAGCCCAACTGTTCCAAAGTGCAGGATTTTTTGAGCCATCTTTCATTCTTTCATAATCATGCTGATTAAGAGTTTCTAAAAACTCACCACGATTATTTTTAATGATACAGTAAGCACCAATTATTTTACTCTGTTCAGTTTGAAATGGGTCAGCTAGATTGTGGGTGTAGATTACAGAGCCACTTTCTTTGGCAAACTCATAGGTATCACCCTCTCGGATGACCTGAAGATCAATAACAGTTTGAGGGTAAACCATATAAAGCTTGTTCTTGAAAGCTTTGTAGGTTGGCATGTACATTCGGTTGCCTGAGATAACATAGTTAATGCCATCAAGAGCAAAGCCGGTATCAACACACTCAGCGATTGACTGCAACAAAAAATCAGCACCAAAGTTATATCTTGGTTTACCGGTCTTATTGTCTTTTTCAGCAATCTTCTTCTGAATATACAAAATGCTGGTATCAATTAGCACTTTATTTTTAAGGGTTGTTACACTAACTATAGTGCCCTGAGCATTGTACTTTTGGTAAAGCTTGGTCTTGATTTGCTCAATAATTTCCATGATTATTTAATCCTCTTGACCAGATACTTAGTATATTTTGGCTTTGTTCCTCTAACCGGTTTGCCCTCAAGCTTGAATGTACCGGTAATTAAAGTGGTGTCCGGCACTTGCTTGATATATTTGGCAGGTAGTTTAGCCATGTCAATATCAAAACTAACTCGGTTAGCGATTGATAGAGTAACTTTATCATTCTTTATTGACATGACATCATTCTCAATCATTACAGTTTCTATGTTCTTCCAAACTGAGCTTTCTAGCTCTTTGAAGTTCTTTTGAGCTTCAATAAATTGTGCAAACTTTGGACTTTGCTGCAACTCTGCTGCTAAAGTCTGTAAAGCTTGTTCCTGATCTTCAAACTTCTGAAGTTCAGACTTAACAATGTCTTCTACATTTGACATGATTAGTGTCTCCGTTTAAGTTAATGTGCGATTGTCTTTAAGCTTTGTGAGCTTTGACAAAGTGAACTACAACTATAAGTACAGAAGTTGCTAGGCTGTAAACAGCAGCAGCGACAATAACATAGCTGTGAAAATGATTAAGCAGTTCATAGCCAACAAAGCCCCTAAAAGTTGCTTCAATTAACCAAGCTACTGACTTGATCACATCCTTAGATGTATTTGTTTTGTTTGATTGTGTCATGTTACCCTTTCTTTTTAGTTTATGACTATCTAATCCTAGCACAAGCGTATATAAAAGTCAATAAAGATATATAATATCAGGGGTGCTTATTTAATAAACTAATTGCAAATAATTCAATTTCAAGCACAATGCCATTCTTTTCTTTGCTGATCATATACTGAGGTGCAAAAGCTAGAGCAATTGTGTTAATGTCTTCAACTTTAATGTTGGCACTTTCTCTAAGCACAAACATTATTCTGCCCTCAACCATTTTCATAACACCTATCGGTCTGCTTTTTAGATCATGCCCCCAAATTATCGGAGTAAGCATTTCAGGCTGAGACTGATCTTTGTTCTTCTTCCTTATCAAGATAATTCTCCTTAAGCATTTTATAAACAGCTTTTCTGAGCGAGGTGTCATTGTAACCATCAATGTCATTGTCTCGCTCTTCAAAGCTCTCCAACCAACTGATAAGGCTCTCACCACCGGTTTCTTTCTCACATTTTTTAAGCATTATGATTACCATACTCAAAAATGGCTGTGATGGTATTTGAAGTCCATCCTTATCAAATGTGATCATGTCCGGCATAGAATAACCCTAAACCCTAATCCCTCTTTGTACAAGGGCTTCTTTTGCATATTCAGCCATGAACTCTAGCATATCAATTTCAGACTGAATTACATTTTTAATAGGTACAGGTAAGTCACCTTTCAACCTGCCGGCATGATATTCAATAGTTTTGTTTAATTTTTCAAAATGTTTGTGGGCTGTTTGTTCAAGACTTTCCATATTATTTGGCTTCCTTATTTATTAAAATGGTATGTCACTTAGATCAATTGGCTCATCACTGTCATCACTATCTTTTTCACCAGCAAGACCGGCAAGCTTTTTCTTAGTTGCCTCAAGACTTTTTCGGTCCAAGATCGGCTTTGCCATAGCATAAAGCTGCATAACATCAGCTAGAAGTTTTGGCACTTCTTCTAAGTTCATAGTTATTGAACTGTAATTAAGACTAAACTTAACCTTATCTTCAGTAATAGTTACTTCAGTGAAAGTACCCATCTTCTCAAAATAAGCTGCACGATTTTTCTTGAATACTGACATAGTTACTCTTTTCCTGTTTAGTTATTAGCTTCCTGATTGTAGCGTTTGATTTCAGCCTCGCTAATCAGGTGATAAGATCGGCTATTAGTTCCATAATTTCTTGCCGGTTTGAGTTTACCCCCTTTTATTAAATTAAGTACATACTGGTAATTTGAGTTTTCATTCTTTGAGTTGATACCATTTCTGATGAGACCAAGTTTTGCAATTTCTCTAGGTTTGTATAATTTATCAATCATATATAATAGTATATAGAGTTAGTTAATAGTTGTCAATTATCATGACTGCCCTTTTTCTCATTGCAGTCTGAGCAACATGGCTTGAACTTGCTTTGATCAGTTCTTAGTTCAGGGTGTCTAGCTTTGCTTTTGGTGTGCTCAACATTCAGCTCTTCCGGTGTAATCCATTTGCCACAAATGTAGCAGATATAGTAGCCTTGATGGTTTGGTGGGTTGTCCTTACGCCACTGAGCTGTTGCAGCCATTGTAGCTTTGCCAACTTTGCCAATAGGCTTTAATCGCTTATGGCTAGACTTGTGCTTGAATGGAGTTCTTTTTATGTAAGATCGCTTCATCCATTGTTTAGTCATTGCCCTCTGTACTTTCATCACAGCACAGTGAAGCTTCATAGCTTGTTAGGTATGGGTGTCCACAAAAGTTACACTTTGTCATAGCCACCCCATTACTTCATCTCCTTTATGTTCATATAACTGGATAGCTTTACTCATTACTTAATATCTCCTGTCTTGGTTGCCTTAGAAGCCTTTAGTAATTGTAATAGCTTCTTAGAGTGTTTAATATATGCTGGTGACTCTGCTGACCATGCTGCTGACCTTGCTGACTCTGCTGACCATGCTGCTGACCTTGCTGACTCTGCTGACCTTGCTGCTGACTCTGCTGACTCTGCTGACCATGCTGCTGACCATGCTGCTGACTCTGCTGACTCTGCTGACCATGCTGCTGACCAT